TCGCCCTACCAGTCGCCCACATTCCGAGCCATCATGCTCGCACCCCCTCCAGTGGACCAGCGGCTAGGGGACGACACCACTGTGATCAACCTCAAGATATTTGAGAACACCGGGACCGCCGTGGCGCTGCTGGACGAGATGACGACGAAATCGAAGGGTTGACGTGATATCATAGCGCGTGATATCACGCTTTCATGAGCAAGATAGATGATATCAGGTCTTTGGGCGTGCCGGGCATCGGGCGCCAACTGAATCCACGCGGCAGCGGGGGAAAGCGTCCCGCCGCCATCTCGACAGCGGCTATTGAGCAACCAACAAAGTTGAGCCCGCTTAAATGTCCTGTCTGCGAGGCACGCCGCATCGCCCATCGGCTGCGAGCGGCCAAGAGTCGAGCCAAGAAAGAGGCGAAAGCCAATGAGTGAGAGAACACGTGAGAACGTCGATCACCAGGCTAACCTAGCCTCGCGGCGCCGCCTGACCGAAAAGGAAATTAGGGAGATCGTGGTAGGCATACATGTTGAGAGTTCGCGCGGCGGCGGGAAGCGGAAGCCCGCAGTCGAGAAGCCGGCTATAGAACCTGCCGCCCAAGCGCCCGCGAAGGTCGAAGGCGCTTCCCAAGTGCAGGACCGATCCGGGCGAGAGCGGCGCCTATCAAGCTCGGAGGCCGAGGTTGCGCTCGGCCCGCGCGATGTGGACTATTCGAAGTGATCCGCCCAGGTCCACGTAGGCGGGCTGGCTTATTAGAGAAAGCGGCGGCATTGTGTACAATAGGCGGATTAATCGCTCTTGTTGCCTTATTTGTCCTTCACTTCTTGGGTATGAGGCCGTGATGCGCGATGTGGACTATTCTAAGTGCCCTGAGTGCGCAAAGCCGTGGACGAAGGAATCCTCGTTGAATCTAAATAAGGACGTCGAAAGCTGGGCACGAGTGTCGGTTGATGCTGTCTTTTCTGGAAGCGAAACGCAGGCTCGAAATGTGCTTGAGATGGCCCTGCAGGACATTGCAAAATTAGGTGCCACCAAATGTCCTGTATGCGCTGCCCGCCGCAAGGCAGATGCATATCGAACGGCCAAGCACCGCGCCAGGAAGTCGGCACGTGAAACATGCCCACCAATAATATAATTTTCAATCGGCCGTTCCTCTACCCCAAGCAGAAGGCCGCCATCTACGAACCAAAGCGGTTCAGCCTCATAGAAGCCAGCACCAAGGCCGGGAAAACTGTCAGCTGCATCATTTGGCTGATAGAGCAGGCCCTCACCGGCCGGGATGGTTGGAATTATTGGTGGGTCGCCCCCGTCAGCGGCCAGTCTGCCATCGCCTTCACCCGCATGCGCCGCGCCCTGGAGAACAGTGGCAATGCCTTCCTCGCCCCCATGCGCATTGTTCTCCCCAACGGTTCGATCATTTGGTTCAAATCGGCTGACAAGCCCGACTCGCTATACGGCGAGGATGTGCACGCCCTGGTCATCGATGAGGCCAGCCGCGTGAAGGAAGGCGCTTGGTATGCGCTTCGCTCGGTGATCACCGCGACCCTCGGCCGCGCCCGAATTATCGGCAATGTGCATGGCCGCAAAAATTGGTTCTACCGGATGTCCCGCCTCGCCGAGCAGGGCCACCCCGAGATGGGATTCCACCGCATTACAGCCTACGATGCCATTAGCGCCGGCGTACTGGCCAAGGAAGAGATCGAGAGCGCCCGCGCGCCAGGCAGCGGCATGCCTGAGCATGTGTTCAAGGAACTCTACCTCGCCGAGGCAGCAGACGACGGCGGCAATCCCTTCGGCCTCCAGGCCATCAAAGCGTGTACGATCCCGCAGATGCTGTTCGGCCGCCCCGCGGTGTGGGGCTGGGACCTCGCCAAATCAGTCGACTGGACCGTAGGCATTGCGCTGACCTGGGAAGGCGCTGTGTGCCGATTCGAGCGCTGGCAGCACGTACCGTGGCCAGAGACCAAAGACCGCATCATGCGCACCACAGCCCGCGTGAGGGCGCTTGTGGACTCAACCGGGCTAGGTGACCCCGTCGTCCAAGACCTCCAGAGAGCCTCCGGGCGCGATCCGGAAAGCGATGGCCAGCAGTTCGAGGGATACCAGTTCACGCCACGATCCAAGCAGCAGCTAATGGAAGGGCTGGCGGGCTCTATCCAAAGCCAGCATCTTACGTTCCCGGCCGGACCTATCGTCGATGAGCTGGAGCAATTCGAATACCAGATGACCGGCGAGGAAGGGCGCTTTACCGGGGTCAAATATTCCGCCCCGCCGGGATTCCACGACGACTGCGTAATGGCCTTGGCACTGGCCGATATGCACCGCAAGCGTGTCCGTCGCCCGATGGCGATTACGCCCGCTGTCCTGCAAGCGCTCGACACACCGCCGCGATTTGGCACTGGGCTGTGGTGATGTTGACGCGAGAGCCGTGGCATGAATTGCTCGCTTTTAAATTCCAAGCGAGGCAATCATGATAGCAGCTTCGGCGCGATACACTCAAAACATCACCAAGTTCATCCATATGACAGGCGCCGCCAATATCGGATGGACCGAGGCAGGTTGCATAGCTGGAAATGATCCCTACCCGGGTCGGGATGCCTGCGGCTATGCTATGGAGCTTAAGAGGCATCGGATCAGAATGGATAGATTTTACAAGCCGATATGGGTTGAAGAGGCCGAGGAAATGCAGGCTCAGCTCGATTTGACCAGGCAGCGTGTCATGCTTGAACGAGCGGAGGAATTTGAAATCGAGCGGATATTGACTGCTGGGCGTCTTAAAGAACCGGAGCAAAAGACCCCGGGCCTGGAGTTGTTCGACTTGGAGTGGGATGCCTGACGATCCTGGTTTTGAATTCGCCGCCAAATCAATCTGCTCGCTTTCCAATCCGCGCCATGCCATCCTCCCTCTATGCAAACAGGAGCGAGATGATGAGAACAATCATGCTTGCGGCCCTACTGACGAGCTGCTCTGCTCATGCGGAATGGAAGAATGTGGCCGGCGAGTGGGACCAGTACCGGCTAAACGATACGCAAATGGGCTGGTTCAAGGGAGTGCACAACAAACAGAATGTGCCGTGCTGCAGCATTGCAGATGGCCATCCCACCGAACAGCGGCGCGGGGCCGATGGCGATTATCAGGTGCCGGACCCGAGAATTTTGCACAAGGGTGAATGGCTGGACGTGCCGACGACTGCCATGACGAAGCCCGCAAATAATCCGGTCGGGGTGGCGACGGTCTGGTATTCAATCACGGGAACGCCGGACAATCCTCAAGCCGAGATCTTCGTTCGATGTTTTGTCCCCGAGGCCGAAACATGAGCACCCCTTTCATGATGTGGTTTGTAGCCATATCGATGGCGGTCCTCGGCTACATCGTCGGCACAGTCAGCCATCACATATGCGTCATGGGGCAGCTTCTGTGACTGACGGCCGACAAAATAACGGTGGTGCGCGTCCGGGCGCAGGCCGTAAGCCCGTGGTGCTGAGCGCCGAGGAACAGCAGGCACGGCGCGAACGGCGCACGGCGGCAAGGCGAAAGCGCCTATCCGGTGTGCGCGTCAATCAGCCGCACCGGAATACATCGAGCTGGGCCGACAAAGTCCCCGCCGAGTTCAAGCGAAGCCTTTCGTCTAATGCCATGCGAGCGCTCATTGCGCTGGGCAATGCCCCGCCTGTGCTCAATCGAGACCGACCCAATTTCAACCCTTTCAAACTGCCTGATTTTCCGCCTGCCATTGTCCCTAGGGACGACAAAATGCGGCTGGCGATGGACGATGCACTCAATCAGACAGCCAGCTGGGCGGCTGCGCAGTGGGCGGGGCAGCCTTTCATAGCCGGCCTCGCGTCCGAAGGCCTCGTATTCCCTGGCTTTGCATACCTGTCGCAACTCGCCGTGCGCCCCGAATATCGCATTGCGAGCGAGACAATCGCCGATGAGATGACGCGCAAATGGATTCGATTCCGCGGGGTAGGAGAGAACCCTGCCGAATCGGACGACGACGATGACGAACAGGACGATTTGTCTGCCCTTGAGAACGAGGTCGAGAGAGATCGCAAAGGAAAATCAAAGGGTAAGGGTGAATTCAAGCCTGGCGGTGCCAAGACGCAGGACAAGTCCGAGCGCATTAAGGAACTTGACGACTTTATGGATCATCTGGGCGTTAAGGCTGCCTATCACGCCTCGATGGTAGGAGATGGCCTATTTGGTCGCATGCATTTGTTCCACGAGTTCGGACAGAATGATGGCTCGACGCCAGAGGGGCTCGAAGAACTCAAGAGCGACATCGGTGAGGGCCGCGGCGACACGAGCAAGGCCAAAGTAGGCCCAAAATATCCGCTCACAGCCATCCGGCCGGTTGAGCCTATTTGGACATATCCGACGACTTACAATGCCATCAATCCTCTTCGCAGCGATTGGTACAATCCACAGGTGTGGTACACGCAGGGCCAGCAGATCCATGTGAGCCGGTTATTCCGGTTTATGAGCCGCCCGGTGCCTGATCTCCTCAAGCCTTCATTCTCGTTTGGGGGGTTGTCGCTCTCTCAGATGATGACGCCCTATGTCGACATTTGGCTGCAGACGCGCCAAGCCATCGCGCAGCTGGTCACGTCGTTTTCCACCATGGTGCTGAGCACGGACATGCAGGCCATCCTGCAGGATCCGAACCTCGGCGCCGCGGGCCTCGTCGCGCGCGTCATGGCATTCAACAAGACGCGCGGAAACCAGGGCACATTCGTCATCAACAAAGCTACGGAAGAATTCTCGAACGTCAGCGCATCCCTCGCCGGATTGCACGAACTTCAAGCGCAGGCCCAAGAGCACCTTTGTTCGGTGATTCGGGTGCCAGCCGTCAAATATACTGGCCTGCAGCCCACCGGTTTAAACGCATCCAGTGAGGGCGAGATCAAGGTGTTCGAGGACACGATCCATGGCCAGCAGGAGCGCACATTCCGCCCGCATCTCACCCGCACGATAAGATTTTCAATGCTCTCGCTATGGGGCGAGGTGGATGAGGATATCGTATTCGACTTCGTGCCGCTGCGAGAGATGAGCGAGAAGGAAGAAGCCGAGGTCAACAAACTCCGGGCTGAAACATGGGATCTGCTGATGAACGGCACCCAAGCGATCGGACCGTCTGACGTGCGACGCGCGCTGTCGGCTGATCCTAATTCGGACTTCCCGGACCTCGATCCGGAGGAGGAACCGGACCTTCCCGAGCCGCGCATGGACGATGCAGGCGGCAAGGTGAATCTCAAGGGAAATGAGAGCTATGGCGGAGGCTCAGGAAACAAGGCAGCCGCTGAAGGATAGGGCAAACTATTGGGAGATATAAAATGACCGAACGACAGGTTAGCGCGGAATTACTCGATCTGAAAGCCAAGGCTGCGGCACTTTGCTTCCGTAGCCAGCAGGATGCGCTCAACTATGCTCGCCATACTGTTGAGGACAGCAATCGCCGATTGGCTGCTCAATCCATCAACGCCGTTGCTCGCTATTTGAAAGGTGAAATTGGAATTTATATCGGTCTTCGCACCCTTCGGGACGGACATGAGTGTGACCTCGTTTTTCTCAGGGTCCCAGCCAATACCAAATCCGCCTGGGCTGACAGTTTCACTGATCCAATCTTTGGTTTCAACCCGGGCGCGGAAGAAAACGGACGGGGCTGTAGCGACAAGGGGCCTGAGAGCGAAGTGTTTATTGGCGTTAGCAATCTCGTTTATGGCCCAAAGGGTTTGATCCCCTCCTTTGTAACTATTGAAATTCTTAAAGAGCGCCTGGATTTCCGCGGGAAAATTCTTGCAAGCTCCGGCCATATGGTCCCCGAATTCCTTTTCCGTGGTCCCGCAGATGGGAAATTTGATTGCCCTCAGGCGAGGTCGTTTGGCAGCGACGGCGGATGTGTATCCGCATTGATCGAGAACGGCACGAAAATTGTTAGTGGTATCGAAAAGAATGCAGGGCAATATCTCAGGAAATTGTTGAATGACTTTGATTTTATGAAGATCATTAATGGGATCCGAATCCGTATCAATGAAGCAGGCCCATGGCTTTTCTGCGATAAATCTGTTAGCGACAATGTCGAAATCGTGGATGTGATGCTTTGCGCGCAAGAATAGCCGTTGACATTAGCCTAGCATTTATCTATAGGTGTGGTCGTAGGCAGGACTTGAGGCAAGCTTGAGGGTAAATGGGGCAGCAGCCCGGACAGACCAAAGAGAGAAGCCAAGAAAGCCGCACAAAAGAGCCTCCCCGAAAGGGGAGGTTTTTTATGCTAGACAGCGATGTTGACGCCGGACCGCCACCACTATGATAATGCCTCAACCATGGAGGCAGCGATGACGGAACTTGAGGCGGAAGTGCATCTTACAAAATGCCAAATCGATCAGATGTGGAAAGAGGATTTTGGGCGCCCTCGTGAGGATCATGAGGATGTGTTGTGTGTGAAGAAGTATCTCACTTTTCTTGCAGTATGCGGCATCAATGTACCATCCGAGGTGCTATGCGCCATCGAGAGATTGGTTCTGAATCTGCATCCGGATGCACGTCGATGACGGACCTTGAACGGGCACGGGCGCATCTACGGCTACGGCAACGCGATCTGGCTGCAGTGCGCAAAGCGTCATTTTTTTTCAACGATTGCTCTCATTACGAGAACGCAGTCCTCGCCGCCCTCAGCTGGGTATGGGAGGAGCAAGAGCGTATCGATCCTATGGATGGACGCGTATTCCCTCGGAGCGTCAGCGGCGAATATGGTCTTGGATAACACCCGCGTGCGGCCACGAGACCCGCGTGACCTGTACCAGCGGGCGCTTGGCGCGCCAATTCCCAAGGCGATGGCGGCCGATGCCGACCCCAAGCGTCGCCGCCTCCCGCGCGGCAGCCGCCCAAATTCTGGCATTGAATTGGAATATCGCGAGAGGCTACAGCGGCTGGTAGCGGAAATGGCTGGATCGGTGCTGTTCTGTGTGAAAGCCGCCTATCGGAAAAATCCGCCGGCGACAATGGCGATGGATGAAAGCGAGGTGATGCCATTTGAACAATGCAACCCATTTAACCAACGCAAATCCATATCTGATATTCGGCCCCTGCTTTCAAAAGCGGCAGGGGCCGATCTCTTGGCTGAACCATCCCCACTTGGAAAGGATGAAGGAAATGGTGATCGTCGCAATAATTCTGGCATGGCTGCTCGGCCTTCTTATGGGAATTGCTTACGTTGGAGCGGTGCAATGGATCGAAAGACGGCCGCCGAGCGGATTGCCGAGGCGTTCGCCAAGCTCTCCAAGCGGTGGCAGCGCAAATTTGACGAGGCCGCCCCTCGCTTAGCTCGTTGGTTCGCCACTGCCGCATCCAAGCGCAGTGATATCACGTTACAGCGCATTCTTCGGGATGGCGGCTTTTCGGTGCGTTTCACCATGACGCCTGCTGCGCGTGATATCATCGACGCCGCGGTGGCCGAAAATGTTTCCTTGATCCGTTCCATTCCGCAGGAATACCTGACGCAGGTCGAGGGCGCCGTGATGCGATCGGTGAGGCAGGGCCGCGACCTCGGGCCACTCGCCAAGGAACTGCGATCGCAGTATGGCGTGACGAAGCGCCGCGCCGCGCTGATCGCCAGAGACCAGAACAACAAAGCCACCGCAGATATGACGCGGGCACGGCAGGTAGAGAAAGGTTATAAGGCCATATGGCGACACAGCCATGCTGGCAAGGTGCCGCGGCGCACCCACGTGGCGAACGACGGCAAGACTTACGATCCGGTCAAGGGATGGTATGATCCGGACGAAAAGAAGCTGATCTGGCCTGGCACGCTCATCAATTGCCGCTGCTTTTCGCAGACGATCATTCCAGGATTCGTTCCCGATGCGCACCGCTAACTCATTGAAAGTAACGCCTTTTTTGATCAATCCCTCAATAAATAGGGCGAGTCGCTGCGCACCATCTGCAACTTTGGAATTGGCGGAAGCAGCAATCAAAAGAATGTCCATACGAGGAAATGTCTCAGTGGACGAATGGGCGACGAAATTAGCAAGTGATTTGGCTTCTTTTGATGATTGATCGCCGCTAGCACTCTTTCCCAAAGGTGGCGGCTGCGATATCGTGCGCACCCATGGATGCGCCAGACCCAAAGATCAAAAAGCCAATCAAGCCCCCACCTGGGCAAGCGCTTCTGCAATTTTTGGCAGATCACCCCGCCTATGATGGCCCGCCACTTCCCAAGCCGCCTCCGCCGTCAAAAGACGACTAGCCATGAACGCGCCCCTCGCCACTGCCCCAAATTCAGCAATCCCCGTGGGCTGGCGCGACAAAGCAAAGCGCGCGCTAGATGCCAATGACATGAGCCCGGAGGCATGGCGCCATCTTGTGGCCGGCCTCGTCGAATTCCTGGGCGAAGAGGCGCAGGAGCCAGAGCACGCCGAAGATTGCGTGATGGATGGCGCGCTGGCGCTCGACGAATCGGTGCGCACCGAGGATGTCGACGGCCGCATGCGCGTCTCGACCATGAATATTTCTAAAGCCTGTGTGAACCCTTATAAAGGCGAAGAAATACCAGGCTGTGATGAAATGGGACTGGACCCGCAGAGAGTCTACTATTTGTACCGCGACCCCGCGGAACTCGCCAAGGCAGCGGCCTCGTCCAATGGCGTGCAGATTTTACGCAAGCACATCCCTGTCAACGCCGAGGACCATCAGCCGTGGGATGTGGTCGGCGCGCTCGGTACAGATGGCGTATTCGAGTACCCATACCTAAAGAATAGCGGGACATTCTGGACGGCCGATGACATTGAGGGAATTAGATCAGGACGAAAAAAGCAATTGTCCTTAGGATATCACTATAGGCCGGATATGACGCCTGGGGTTGTTGACGGCATTCCGTTCGATGGCGTCATGCGCGATATTATCGTGAACCATACTGCTTTGGTGGAAGATGGTAGGGCTGGTCCAGATGTGGTTGTCGGCGATGAATCTCCGAATGCGAGGGATTGGCGCATGATCGAAGAGGCAATTGTATCGATATAATGTGTGGTGTGGTTCGGTATGCTACGGCGAGCGGCGGCATAGATGGCATTGGTACGGGACGGGATGCTTCGGTCTATGCAGGATACTAAAGATTGATTGCTTTGGGTGTCAACACCGCCATCCCTTGTGAGGTCATCGTATTTCGGTTAAAGATTGAATTGATGTTGACAAGGATTGTTTCGATTGATGTCCGCGCTCGCGATCCAGATGCGCAAAAAATTCAGGACTCCCAAGGATGCGCTCACGGCGCTTGGCCTCGACGAAAGCTTGCTTTCTGAGGAGAACGAAATGAAGCCCACCAAATTCGCCAACCTCGCGATCCTGCTGGCATCGAGCGCGGTAAAGCCGCTGCTGGCCAAGGATGCGAAGGTCGATCTCATGCCGATCTTCAAGGATGTGACGGCGAAAAGCTGGGATGCAAAAAAGATCGTCCTCGCATTGGACAAGGCGCTTGAGGGCAAGCTTCGCAAAGGCCTAGCGCACGATGCTAGCATCAAGCAAGTAGCCGATCTTATGGACCATATCCCAGGCGAAGAAACGCAGGACGAGTCCGTCAGCGAGCCTCAGCACAAGGCTATGGAAGCCGCAGCGCATGGCAATTCGACGCTCGGCATTCCCGAGAAAGTCGGCAAGGAATTCGCCAAGGCTGATGAGGGCAAGGACGCCTACATGAAGAAGGCGATGGACTGGTTTTCGAAAAACGGCATGGATGCGTCTGAGTTCGAAAAGCACATGGGCAGTGACGAAGAACCGGAATCCGAAG